TAGTCATGTTAGATGGATTGAACGTGTAAATGATGTTTGGTCTCCTAGCCAAATGAAAGAAGCTAAAGATGAAATATATCAACAAAAAAATAGATGGGTAGCAGCTATTGCAATCATCACTTTTGTCCAAGTAGCTGTGGGTGTCGCTATTGCTGTTTGGAACAACGTAAAATAACCACTTGACAGTGTAAAATATTTTCATTATTCTTGTGAAAAAACCAAGTAATATGAAAACAGGAAAAGAAGTAAAATCCGCATACTTTAATGAATATAATGTAGTATTCGGAAGCGTGAACAACAAAAATCCAAAAGCGGTTTATATTAACATTTCCGCATGGGCCCAGCCAAATTCTGATGAAGAACTAAGTTATTCTAGAGTAATCAGAAACATCAACAAAAACATAAAACAAACAATTTACGATTTAATTGATTTAGATTCAAATTCTGTTTTCCAAAAAGAAAGAACAATTGTAGACTTGGATATTAGAGAATCTGGAATCAGATATGGAAAACGTAGTTTTATGAATTGTGAAATAACATTATTTACGAATGTTGAAATACCAGTTAACACAGAAATGATGAAAGAAATGTTAACAAACGTTTCAAAAGAAGTAATAGAAGATATATTTGAAAATAGTAAGATTTTTAAATTTTACAAAAGAAAGAAATAAATCAAAGCCCTAGAATTCTAGGGTTTTTTTTATTTATCTGAATATTTATATTAATAAGCTTATAAACTATGGGTATAAATTACGATAATTTAAAAATATTAAAAAGGGGTGAAAGTGGCACGGGATTTCTCATTGAGCACGATGCTGGATATATAAGTCCAGATGAACCTAGAAACCAACCATTCATCAGTGAAATAAAAAAAATAGATAGTGGCAAAATTATTATCGCAGAGCCATTAGTCGTATATGTTATCCTACAAAAATACGGTGTCTTAAACCGTAATGGTAGAGTTTATCCAGAATCGGTTTTAAAGAAACAAATAGAAATATATCAAAAAGCTATTAAAGAAAGAGCTGCGGTTGGTGAATTAGACCACCCAGAATCTAGCGTTATAGCTGGTGATAGAATATCACATAATATCATAGAAACTTGGTGGGAAGGTAAAACTCTTATGGGTAAAATGGAAATCCTTATGACTCCAGGATTTATTAATTATGGTATTGTTTCTACCAAAGGGGATGAAGTTGCTAATTTATTAAGAAACAGAATTAAAATTGGTGTTTCTTCGAGAGGTGTAGGTTCATTAAAAGAAGGTAGAAATGGAGAACAACTTGTACAAGACGATTTTGAAATTATTTGTTGGGATGTTGTGACTGCACCATCTACACCAGATGCATGGATATTCAGAAACGTTGAAGAAGCTAAACCTTATGTAGAAAATGTAGCACCAAAAGGCAATATAATTAAGGAAACTTTATCTGATAAGCTTAATAAATTCTTATTAGATTAAGTTTTTTTTATAATTTTTATATATAATACGTCTTTTCTACAAATTAGATATATTTATTATCAAATAAGGTGAATAATATTTTCATTTATTTACTCAATAACAAATAAAAACTGAATACACAAAAAATGGCAGAGAAAAAAACAATCCTTGAAGAAGCACTTTTGGATATCCAAAATATTCAGAATGCTCTCAATGCCAACACGAAAGAAATACTTCGTAGCGTAGCTAAAGAAGAAATTGACGGTGTTGTAAAAGAATCCATGAAGGGTTATGTAGAGGAAGAAGTTGAAGAAGCTCTTGATGAAGTATCTAACAAAGAACATGAAAAATCTGAAACTCCATCGGAGGAAAAGAAAGAACATGGTAAAGGTGGTACTGAGAAAAAAGAGAAATCTGAAATGAAATCTAAAACTAAAAAAATGACTGAGGGTGAAATGTCAACAGAAGGTATGGAAGAAGAAGGTATGTACGAAGAAGACATAACTGATGAAACATACGAAGAAGGAATGGATGCAATGGCATCAGAAGAAATAGACTTGACCCAAGCGTCTGATGATGACGTAATCGCAATCTACAAGAAATTGAGTGGCGAAGATGAAATCGAAATCGTAGGTGACGAAATTCACTTAACTGTCTCTGAACCAGGCGAATATATCGTTAAAACTTCTGACCTTAATGCTGCATCTGTTGAACCAGAAATTGGTGATGAAGATGAAGTTGATTATGAAATCGAAATGGGTGATGAAGATGAAGAATCTGAATTTACTTTAGTAGATGATGAAGAAGAAGAAGAAGAAGAAGAAGAAGAAGAAGAAAGCGAGGAAGCTGAAGAAGAAGAAGAAGAAGAAGAAGAAACTATTGACGAGAAAATTAGTGTTGGTATCGGTATGAGCGTAGGTTCACACCGTGGCCAAGGTCCTAAATCAATAGGTGCTCCAGAAAATCCAAAATCTGAATCAATCAATGAAGCTGCTGCCGCTAAAAAACTTGTTTCTGAAACTGCTAAAAAATATAATTCTCTTTTAACTGAGGCTAAAAAACTTAAGGTTGAGAACGATGAGTTCAGAACAGCCCTTAAAGAATTTAGAGGTAAGTTAGTTGAGACTGTAGTTTTCAATAGCAACTTGACTTACGTAACAAGATTGTTTATGGAACATGCTACAACTAAGGCAGAAAAACAAACTATTATCAAGAGATTTGATGAAGAAGTTTCAAACCTTAAAGAATCTAAAAAGTTATATAGAACTATTGCCAATGAATTGGTTTCTAGGAAACCAATCGCTGAATCAATCGAAAACAAAATAATCAAAGAGGCTACTACCAGTTCTTCAAAGCAATTAAATGAAAGTACTGCGTATGTTGACCCTTCAACTAAAAGAATCCTTGATTTGATTCAAAGAGTTTAAAAAAAATAATAACAAATAACAAAAAATAAAAAAAAAACAACTATGTCACATTTATTAACATCTGGACAAGTGGGTAACATCGGATTAAACCACATGAAGGCTATCCGTAAAGAAACCCAATCAAAATGGGATAGCTTAGGCTTCCTTGATGGTCTTAAAGGCCACGTAAAAGAAAATATTGCTCAGTTATACGAAAACCAAGCTTCTAGCTTGTTAACTGAATCAACTACTGCAACATCATCTGGTTCTTTCGAAACAGTTGTGTTCCCTATCGTAAGACGTGTTTTCTCTAAATTATTAGCTAATGACATCGTGTCAGTTCAAGCTATGAACATGCCTATCGGTAAATTGTTCTACTTTGTACCTCAAACTTCTAGCCGTGTAGACGGTTCTGGTGCTGCTGGTAACGACTACGCAACAACTCCTTATGGAACTACTTACTCAGCTCATACTGCAATGAACGGTTTGAATAATGGTGTCGCTACTGGCGCTGCTCTTCCTAACTGTGTTGTTGGTGTTGGTTGTTATGTAACTCCATTTATGGCTAAAAACTTGTATGATATATTTTATAATGATGGTATGTTTGATAACTCAAAAGGTACTCTTACTATCAAAACTATGAATAACTTACGTGCATTTACTTTTGATAACGATGGTAACTTAACAGTTGCTGCTCCAGCAGCTACATTACCAACAGCTACTGATGGTTCATTGAGAAGTGTAATTATTGGTCTTTCTGGTTTTACTGGTGGTGCTGGTGCATCTGGTGGTCGTGAAGTATTGACTGGCCCTGATGGTAACAACATGGATACTGAATCTTTCTTAGCTTCTTTAATTTCTGTTACATCTGCTAACATTCTAGACAGAGATGGTAACGTTATTGTTGCTGCTAACTCTGATGTTCCTTTGCGTATAGTTACTCAACAATACGGTAAAGCTATTGTTCAAACAACTGGAACTTTAACAACACCTAACGGTCTTATGTATGTTGAAATTGACCTTCGTCACCCAGTTGGAACAACTGCTGGTGCTGGTGCAGCTGCTGCTGGTACTGCAACTTATGATGGTTATGTAGGTGCTTCTGGAACTACGGCTTCTGCATTTACAAGTATTTTATCATTTGCTTGGGCTGAATACGCTTCTCTTGAATTGGAAACAGAACTTGGAGAAGTATCATTCAGACTTGATGAAGTTGTTGTTGCGGTTGAAGAAAGAAAATTACGTGCAACATGGTCTCCAGAATTGGCTCAAGATGTTAGTGCATTCCACAAC